ACCTCGCTCGGCTTGACGATCCCCTTGTCGATGATGCGCGTCCAATACTGCGAGGTCTTCTCCCGCATGTCGACGGCCTCGAGGTCGGTCAGGACGACGAGCTTGTTCCAGTCGACGGCGAAGTCGAACGCGTCGTTGGCGACGCCCATCTCGCCGAGCAGCAGCCGCAGCACGAACGACACGCCGTGCCCGAGCTCGCGCTGCACGGACCGCACGTAGTTATGCCAGTTGCGCTCCTCGCTGTCGCCGCCCGAGAACCCGCCCGGCGACATGCCGAACAGCAGCGTCATCGGGATGCCGGTCGCGGCCGACAGCACGTAGCCGAGCGAGTTGATCACGTCGCTGACGCCGGCAAGCGTGAGCTTCTGCCACTCGAAAGTCTCGCCCTTTTCGAGCAAGATGGCGTTGATCATCGACTTGGCGGCGTTGATCGCGTGCACGTGGGCACGGACGCCCTTCTCGTCGCGCTCGAGCTTTTCGGTGAGGTCGGGGATCGTGTACACCGGGACGGCCATCCCGGACAGGGCGTCCTCCGCCCCCTTCGCCGACGACAGCAGGCGAGCGAGGTCGCGGGCCAGGCCATCGAAGATCGACCAGCCTTCGGGCTCCGCGTCCCGCCACACCCGCGACGCGTGCACGAGCCGCGTGTACGCCGTGGTCGGCATGCGCGCGCCGATCTTGTAGTCGGCCTCGAGGTTCGGCCGATCCCACCCGCGGACCTCGTACAGCCGCGGTTGACCGCAGAGCGGGTGGCCCTCGCCGTACGTCTCCGCGATCCGGTACCACCGCGCGTCGAAACAGCGGACCCACAAGACCTCGGCGCCGACGCGGAGCGGCTGCGTGAAGTCTGACGCGATCACGCGCTCGGTCGCGTCGCGCGTGAAGCAGTCCTCGGTGCCGACCACGAGCAGGCACGAGCCGAACGTCCGGCGGCGCCACCTCGCCTCGAACAGGCGCGACAGCAGCTCGAGGTCGTTGGCTCGCGCCGACAGTCGGTCGACCACGACCTGCGCCCGCTTCGCGTCCGCGACCCGCAGCGGCCGCACCTGGTAGCCCTCGCGCGTCGCCTCGTGGCCGGGGAGCTCGGCGATGCGCCGGCCGATGGCGTCGACGTGCAGCGCGTCCAGCTCGCCCGGGGAGAGCCGACGCGGGCGCATGAAGCGGACCCCGGTCGACGTGTCGCCCGCGCCGAGCCCGAGGCCGTTTAGGAAGTTGACGACCGTGTTGCTGCCGTTGATCGACGGCGTCCAGCTGCCGTACCCCTCGGGGTCGAACGGCACGCCATCGGCGCGGTTGGCGACGAATGCCCGGGCCGCGCCGGCGACGCCCCCGGGGGCGAGGGCGGCCATGGCGGCGCGGGTCCGGGAGATGATGCTCACGGGGCCAGCGTACCGCCGCGGACGCTATGCCGCGCGCAGCAGATCGAGATGCCACCGCAGCGCCTGCACGCCCGCGTCGACGCGGTCACACGGCGGCGCGGGGAACCTGCCCCACTCCGCCTTGTGCTCGCCGACCCAGCCCTCCGAGATGCGGCCGAACGAGCGGCCCGGCAGCAGCGCCAGCCCGTTGCGGACGAAGTCCAGCACGAGGCTGGCGCGGGCCGGCTTGCTCAGGCCGCCGGTGCCGAGCAGGTGCAGCGACTTGACGCCGGCCGCGACGAGGTCATCGTGGATGGTGCGCCCGAAGCCGCCGTCCTCGATCACGATGGCGGAGCCGAGCTTGCGGACCTCGCGTCCCCACTTGTCGGTGATCCACGTCATCAGCTCGCGCTCGAACTGCCGGACGTCCCAGTGCCCGCGCAGCTCGTCGATCTTGAACGCCTGCGGACCGCGGGCCGCCCACAGGTCGGCGCACGTCCACGACGCGCCGGCCGCTTTCGCCGCGCAATCGATCGAGACCCAGTAGCGATCGACCTCGCGGAGTTCTTGCGGGTCGTAGTGGCCCCACCACGCGGAGGGGAAGAAGTCACCCGTCCGCGTGGTCGGGCGTTGCTGGAAGCACGTCTCCCACACGTGGGGCGGCTGGTCGATCTTCATCACGCGGTATGACTCGGCGCTGTACTTCTCGGGAGCACCGGGGTAGAGGGCTTGCGCGAGGCCGTGTCCGGGCGGTCGCGGATCGTACGACGCCGGCTCCTCGTCCAGGATCGCGGGGAAGCGCAGCACCGCGTGCGGGATGCCGGACTGCTGCCACTTCGGCACCACGTGCGACACGAGATCGTCGGGGTGCATCCGCGTCGTGGTTATGATCTGCACGCTGCGCTCCTGCTGGCGAGACAGGAAGATCGCGTCGTAGCGGTCTTCGACGTGCTGCCGCGCCGCGTCAGACGACGCCTCCTCGAGGTTCTTGTGCGGGTCGTCGATGATCCCGATGTCGTACGGCCGCCCGTTCAGGTCGGCGCCGAGGGACGTCGAGAGGAACGAACCGCCCATGTTCTTCAGGCTGCCGTTGGCCTGCAGCGACCGCACCTGAAACGCGTTCGCCGTGTTGCGGACCTTGTCGTTACCGCGTGACTTGCGGTCATCCTCGTCGACGACTGCGGCCGCGCCGAAGCGCGTGTTGAACGCGGCGTGGTAATTCGGGTGCGACATCCACCGCTGGACGTTGTCGATGCGTTGCCGCGCGAGCGTGACGCCATAGCTGGCGTTGATGATGCGCAGCGACGGATCGACGCCCAGCGCGCGGGCGATAAACATCTCGACGATGGTCGTCTTCGCGTGCTGGAACGGCAGGTTGATGCAGATCCGCTTCAGCCCGCCGGGGAGGCCGCGAACGTAGCGCAGGCACGCGTCGAGATGTGCGGAGACGATCTCGATGTACCACAACGGCAGCCAGCCGTCGAACACGGCGGGACCCATCTCCGCCGTCGACACCCGCATCGCCAGGGCTTGCGCCTGCATCTCGTACTGACGCGTGCGCAGGTCGGCCAGATCGAAGTCTAACTCTGGCATGGCTTCTCCCACACCCGGCGCGTCGCACGGTGATTACCCGTGCGCCCTGCGTTCGTGATGATGAATCGCTCGGGGTCAACGACTTGCCAGTCAAGGTAATGCGTGCGTTCAGCCGCGACGATGAGTCTGTGCTCACCGCTCGCTAGCAGCTCGCTCCACGTACGCGGATCTGGTGCGGTGCTTCCTTCGAGGACGAATGCCCAGCAGTCGGCTTCGATCTCTGACGTGAATCGCCGATGCGAGTTCACCTGTGCGCGATCAGGAGCGATGCTCAGACCACGTGTCCTGCGGACACTGCTCTTGTAATTCGTCGCGTATATAGCTGCGATCAGCCCGCCGACGCTTTCGCCCTCGATAGTCTCGTGCGCCGATGCAGCTTGCCAGTTTCGTGTGAACAGTCGGACGACCTCCGACATGCTGGCAAAGAGCGGGTAGGTCCTGCGTCGACTGCGACGCGGCCCGCTCAGTTCAACACCATCCGCCCTCTTCTCTTTATGCTGCGCCACGTCAGCGCGACGGTGACATGTCCTGCACAGCGTGATCAGGTTGGATAGATTATTCGCGTCGACATGTGACGCGAAATCCAAGAATCGCACGATGTGGTGCACGTCCAGTGCACGCTTGTGCTCGGCTCGCGTGGTACCGCAGTCACGACACGTGTCGTTATCACGTTGCCTCGCGGCGGCGCTTTGCTTGCGCCAGTCAGCACCGTAGTAGACCGCAGCGTGTCCCTTCCAATTTGGATGGTCCGCGCCTCGGCGACGCCCGACACGGACGAGACCAGTTCGTCTAGCTACCCCGAGACACGCGGCCGAGCATGTGGTGGCCTTGATCCTGGTCAAGTAGGCTTGGCTGCGCACGACGGTAGCGTGGCACACCACACACGAGCGCTCTACGGTAGCGCCGATGTGGTCTCCCGCGAGCTTCGCTCGATGGAGTGCCTTCGTTTTACAGGAGGGGCAGCGTGGTACCTGCCCATTGCGGTACAGGGCCGGGTTGCGTTTCTGTACGCGTCCGCAATCCACGCACGGCATTTCTACGAGTTGCTTGTCGTAGAGGGCTTTCGCGCACTCAGCTCGACGTTTCGGGGACTTGTACGGCACTGGCTATCTAGCCCCATCGTACCCCACAGACTCGCAAATCGCCAAACCTACGACCGCGGCAGCAGGCGCCACAGCGGCTCGATTCGCTCTCCTCCACGTCCGAGGTACCTCACGCGTCACCGTCGACACGCGGGCGAGGATGCTTGCGGAATTTGTGCGGTGCGCAGAGGTAGCAGCGTCCGCCGCAGCCGACCTCGAGCTTGCGAAGTCGACCGGCACGCGGGCTCGCTCGACCGCACGCGGCCAGCGTGCGGCGCCTGCGAGCTGCCCACCGCGCGGCGTGGTGTCTGTTCATGTCGCGCATGGTCAGAGCGTACCTCGCATGCGCACGCGCGACGGCGTCGGCAGCTCGTCGCCGACGCAGGTCCACCCCGGACGCTCGGCG